CAAGGGCGGGGTCGTGCCTTCTGATTGGGAGAAGCAGACCAACACCTACCGCCGTTTGCTTATCAAGGAGAAGGGCCTGATCGTCAATCGTATGTCAGTCATTGCCGTGCTGCGCGACTGGTCACGTAACGAAGCTGCCCGTAGCCCTGACTACCCGCAATCCCAAGTCAAACTGCTGGACGTGCCCCTGTGGTCAGAAGAAGAAGCTGACGCCTTCATCAACCAACGTATAGCTATGCACCAAGCAGAAGTGCCAGCCCTATGCACACACGAAGATCGTTGGACTAAGCCTGAGAAGTGGGCAGTCATGAAGCGTGGCAACGTCCGTGCAGTCAAGCTGTTCGACGACCCAATCGAAGCACGGGCACTTGCCGACACTGCAAGTAACCTGTATGTAGAGCATAGGCCCGGCGAAGCAGTGCGCTGCCAAAGCTGGTGCCCTGTATCTGAGTTCTGCCAGCAATGGCGGTACGACCCACGCAACAAACAATCCATATCGGAGACACTGTTCAATGCCCAAGTTTAATGAAGTGAAACTGCCACCCCGCATCCTGATCTGTGGCGAACCAGCAGCAGGCAAGACGGGCGCCCTCGCTCAGCTTGCTAACGCTGGCTACCGTCTGATGATCCACGACTTCGACCAGAACTCGCGGGTCATTGGTTCCTACCTGACCGACAAGGCTGCCGAAGTCTATCTTAACACTTACGCCGCCGCCAAGATCACTGGCACCAATCTGTTTGCTGGGTCAGGTCAGGCCAGCAAGCAGGCGCTGTCGGAGATGCGGCGCTTCTGTTCCATGCTGGAGCAGTGGAAGGTGGCGGGTGCCGAGGACTTAGGCGCCTGCACTAGCTGGACCCCGCGCGATGTGGTGGTCATTGATAGTGGCACCTTCCTAGGTGAACTGCTGTTGCTGGCCGCGCAGGAGGACCCCGAAACTAAGAAGGACGGGCGCTCCCTCTACAACGTGGCGGGCAAATACTACGGCGCCATCCTCGACCACCTGACTGGCAACAAGATGGGCGCCACCGTCATCATGCTTACCCACCTAATGCAGACGGGTGAGAAGGACGACCAAGGCAAGATCATTGGCAAGGCGCGCGATGTACCTGTCGGCGTGGGCGAGAAGTTTTCGAAGAAGATGCAGACCTACTTCTCTGACATCTGGCATTTGGAAGTGGACCGGGCGGGCAACCGTACCTTCAAGACGGCAGCTACTGACAAGGCTTCGCTTCGCACCTCCGCGCCCAGCCTGATCAAGGGCGCCGAACCCTACGACCTCGCCTCCATGCTTGATCGCCTGACGAAAGGAGCCTGACCATGGCCCAACTCAAACTTAAATTCCCTAAGCGGCCTATTGATTATAGCGTAATGCAATCTTCCAATGTTAAAAGGGGAGGTTGGGTTACGGCAAAGGCGACGGGCAAGACTGCTTTAAATAAGTATCTTGCTGCGCGTGGGATTGTGCTTGGCCCTAACGTGGACCTGACTAAGCACAAATAAATTTCTGGGCATGACTTGACAGGGCGGGCGCCCAGATGTATATCCCGTCCTGTCCTATGTGACACAACCCCTTATGGAGAACACAGCCAATGGCTGACCTTTTCGATACCGTCGTCAATGCAACCGCCGCCGACCGCCCGGCTTTCCGTCAGGCGCCAGTGGGCGATTACCTTGCTACGGTTCAGTCCGTCAAGATTGTCAAGGCCAATTCTGGTACGCAAGGTCTTGAGCTTTCTTACACTTTGATGGAGCCTATGCACGACCACGATATGACGGGCGTCGATCTTTCGAAGTGCCGTATGCGTGACACGCTTTGGATTTCCGAGAAGTCGCTGCCTATCGTGCAGGAACGTCTGGCCCGTATCTCCCAGGATACTGTGGGCAATTCCATTCGGGATGCTCTTGACATCCTGCCCGGTAGCGAGGTTGTCATTACGGTCGGTCACGAAACCGAGGACCGTGACGGCAAGCCCCTTAATACGCCGCGCCTTACGGCATCCCGCTACTACTCTGTCGATTGGTACATGACCAACAAGAAGGCCGCCTAACCTCGGCTTAGTTCAACAGGGGGAGTAGGCTTCGGCTTGCTCCCCTTTTCTTTGTGAGGTACTCATGATAATCGACGCCTACGCTACCGACACCACGCCATCCCATGAGGTAAGGCGCCGTGCCCTCGAAGCCCTAGCAAACGCAGGAGAACCCATGTCCGAAGTAACCTACGACGCCCTCCGCAAACGCCTCGCCCAAGCCGAAACCGAAATCGAAAAGCTGCGGGCGGCGCTGCGTGGAGTGCTGACATATTACAGCGCGCCAACACCAATCGAAGCAAAACTCAAAAAGACGGCCACACCAATCAAGCAAGCCTACGCGGCGCTGGGAGAAAAGGAATGAAGTTTACCATGAAAGTAGCGGCAGCGTTTATGGCCCCGCTCATAGGGTTCTGCTGGGTATATGCGCTGGGCGAAATGGCAATGTATCTGTGGGAGTGGTCGCTTCCAACTGCGCTTTTCGTTGCCGCATCAGTAACAATGATGCAAATAATGTTTGTATCATTTGCATTTGATGCTGGGTTTATAGAGAAAAACCCAGGAGAAAAGGGATGAGCGACATCGCCGATAAAATCTACGCAGCCACCGGGCTGACGCTCAACGCAGAGGCGGCGGCTGCGATTGGGCAGATGATCCAACAAGCCAAGCGTGATGCGCTGGAAGAAGCGGCGCGGTGGCACGATGAACAGGCAAAAAGATGGCAGAACACCTACGTTAAAGAAACGCTTTCAGGTCTTGATATGCAGGCGGCGCGTGTAATGTGCCTCGAACACGGAGGCTTTCACATTGATTCCGCCGCCGCCATCCGCGCGCTGGGAGAAAAGGAATGATTAAAGAAAAGAATGGCTGGTGGTATTTGGTTGGAATTGGGTGCTTCTATGGCTACCCGTTTCCGACCCGTGCCGACGCAGCCGAAGCCCTTCGTGAACTGGAGAAACCCGATGATATGTTTTCGTGACATGACGTTCTGTCCGTTCAATGCTGACTGCAAGAACGCAGCCAAGTGCCCGCGCGCCCTGACGCCAGCCATCCACGACGCCGCCGCTAAGTGGTGGGGTAAGCCCGGCGCACCCATCGCTATGTTTACCGAGCAGCCCGAGTGTCACGAACCCAAAAGGAAATCAAAGCGATGAACCTACGCCTAGGCCGTGACCTGCTGATCTATTGGCCCGTCCTGCTGCTGGCCTTGCTGATATGGATGCAGCCCTTGCCCGCCATAGCCGTGCCGCCCAGCCCGATCCCCGTTGAATGGAACGACACCAACAACCGGGACCGCCACTTCAACTGCATATCGCGCGCCATCTACTGGGAAGCTCGCGGCCAATCCCGCGCAGGGCAGATAGCCGTGGGCCAAGTCATTCTGAACCGGGCCAATGACCGTCGCTTCCCTGCTGACGTATGCGACGTAGTCTATCAGCGGCGCGGCAACTCCTGCCAGTTCACATGGGCTTGCACGAATCGCCGCACCCTAGCGCCTTCCAATCAAGACGACTGGCATGAAGCACAACACTCTGCCCAGCTAGTGCTAAGCAACATGCCCGACCTGACGCGCGGCGCCCTTTACTTCCACGATACTTCTGTGGTAGGGTGGCACCATCTACGGCGCACCACGCGCATCGACAACCATATCTTCTACAAGGATCGCTGACATGCCAAATCTCACCATCACCATCGACGCCGACGCGGCTGACCAGTTCATGATTAAGATGCTCCAAAATACTGGTGACACTGCCATCTGGTGTATCCGCAAAGCCCACGAATATCTTGCGGAAGGGCGCGGCCCCCACAACTGGACTGACATTGGCGACAACATGAAAATCCTAGGTGCCGTCAACGAACTGCTTGTATACTACGGCGCCAAACCCCTCGACCTCGCCTCTTACAAATCGGAGACGCCACTCTGATGTGCCGCAACACCGTGCCTACCCTGCGCGTTCTTCAAGAGTGGAGCCGCAACGAAGAAGGCATGCCCTACCCTTCGAAGTATGCTATTCAATACCAAGACAAACATGGTGATTGGAAAAACATACCTGTTGTCAATCGTATGCCAGACCCCATGCAGATGGAGCTTCCCCTTGAAGATCGCCCTGGTACTTGATTGGCCTTCCGTTGACGCAATGACTGGCCACCCCCTATCAGAGTGGGAGTGGAAGGTTACGCAAGAACTGTTAGGTGCTGCGGGGCTTGTGCCTTCCGGCACCTTCACTGCCTTCCGCGCCTATACTGCCAAGTGGCCCACGCTATTCGTCGGCAACAAGCCGGGCGGCCCCCTCACGCAACTGGCAGAAGCTGACCGTGCCAAGCTACGCGCTGACCTGCAAGGCTACGACATGGCCCTGACCCTAGGGCAACACGCTATGTTCTGCCTGACGGGCGAAACCAAGCTGGATACTTTCCGTGGCACACATATCGACAGTCCCTTTGTCAAGGGCTTGCAAGTGGTGCCTTCGTATTCGCCCACCATCTTTGCGCGCATGGCTTGGGCCGAGCGGCCCGTGGTCGTATCCGCCATGCGTAAAGTCAAGCAGCGTCTGGCCCACAAGGACCGGACTATATTCCTACCCGAAAACGTAGCCGACCTATACGACTTCGCCACCCGCTACATCAAAGACGAAATCGTATTCGATGTAGAAACCAACAAGGCTTGCCGCATCACGGAGTTCTCGGTCGCCACCTCCTCAACCGAATGTCTTTATGTGCAGCTAGAAGATCGTGCATACGAAAGCATTTGGTCAGAGCAGAACGAACGCGACATCTGGTTGTGGCTTTGGTATCTGGCGCAGCGCCCCGACCTAGGTTGGGGATTCCACAATGCCACCTTCGATTTGACTTACCTTGATGCGTATGGTATTAAACCCAAGGGACCCATATTTGATACCATGCTTAGGCACCATGCGTGGCAACCAGAGTGGGAAAAATCTTTAGGTTTTCTAGCATCAATGCACATACCGACCAGGGCTTGGAAACACCTTCGTACAAAAGCTAAGAAAGAGTTTAATAAGGCTGGAAGTGTTGACTAGAAAAGAATCTTTACAACAGGGAATCATGTTTTATACAAGCCAAAATCCCTGTAAGAAGTGTGGCACCAAGATTCGGTATAGTAAAACCGGACAGTGCCACACTTGCCACGCTGTTTGGTCGCGTGAGTATTCTAAACAAAACAGGCAATCTATAAATGAACAAAGCAGATCGCGTTGGAAAACCGACAATAAAAGAAAACAGCGCCAACGTGAATGGCAAAATAACAATAGAGAAAAGTGCAGACAAGCTTCTCGTGAGTGGTCTAATAAAAATCCAATAAACAATTTAGAAAGGGTAAATAGGCGGAGAGCTATAAAGAAACAAGCTTGCCCTAAATGGGTTGATAAACTTCAATTAAAAGCATTCTATCTAATAGCTAAACACTTGACAAATACCACAGGAATATCGTATCATGTTGATCACATAGTACCATTGAGTAATGCATTAGTCTGTGGGCTTCATGTCCCTTGGAATTTGCAAGTGATAGAAGCCACAGAAAACATACGGAAAGGTAACACGTTTAAATGAAACTGAATTACAAATGACTGAAGATGATGCGAGTATCAGGCGCCTATGGGCGAGCGTGATTATTCAAGCGTTGATTGACGCTACGTCCGAACCCAAGACCCCGGTTGCTCACGTCAACAAACGGCAGGCCCACGCATGGCTTACGGCAGAGTTTGGCACGACCGCCCAGAACTTTGACGAAGTCTGCTTGGCCGCCGACCTAGACCCCACCCGCGTCAGGCGCTTTGCCAAGTCCTACGAAGGACCGCCCTTGACTCTGCACCTCCTGTCGCGTATGCGAAACACGTTCCTGAAAGGCGAGCCGCGTGAAGATACTGACGGACCTGACCCCGACTCCTGAAACGCAGGAGATAGTTTACAACTCGCTCGATACCATGCAGACAATGGCCCTCAAAGAAATATATGATGGGGGCCTTTTGCCTGACTGGGCTGCAACAACTTACCGCTACAGCGAACTGATGCTGGGTCCCATCCTTACCATGATGCGACGTGGCGTACAGATCGACACCGAACGGCGCGACCGTCTAGTCGAAGGGCTGCGCCTCCGCGCCGACAAGGTGCAAGCCAACTTCGATCTAGTGTGTGAAGCATTGTGGGGTACGACCATCAACCACAACTCCACGCCCCAGCTTACCACCCTGTTCTACGAGTTCCTTGCTATCCCCGAGCAAACCAAATCCAAGAAGGGGGAAACCAAAGTAGGAGCAGACCGTGAAATCCTTGAACGCATCACCCGCGAATACCCACGCGGCGCCTTCTTCGCCAACCACATCCTCCGCATCCGCGACCTTGAAAAGCAGATTGAATTCCTTTCCAAGAAGCTGTCGCCAACCAATCGCTTCCACGCTTCGTTCAATATTGCGGGGACTGAGACGTTCCGACTTTCGTCTAGTGAACATCCGTTCCGTATCGGCAGTAACCTTCAGAACATACCGAAAGAAGCGCGCACCTGCTTTGTCGCGGACCCCGGCTACGTACTATTCTATTCTGATCAACAAGGCGCAGAAGCGCGGATTGTTGCGTATCTTTCGGGAGATGAAAACTACATCGCCGCAGTTGAAGGTGGTGACTCACACACAATGGTCGCTTCCATGGTCTTTGGCTTCCCGCCTGAACGCGAGTTGGCTGAACGTGAATACTACCGGGGCTATTCATATCGTGACATCACGAAGCGGGGCGCCCACGGAAGTAACTACTATGGAAAGCCCTTTACTCTGGCACAGCAGATGAAGGTGGAGACTGCCGTTGCCGAAGCCTTCCAAGCGCAGTACTTCAAGCGGTTTCCTGGCATCAGCGACTGGCATGTGTGGGTAGCCCATGAGCTACAGACCAAGGGCTATCTGGTCAGTCCCTTCGGCATACGCCGCACCTTCTGGTCCCGCCGCTGGGACGATGCTACCCTGCGCGAAGCCATTGCCTTCGTACCCCAGCACTGTGTCGGCGTTCTGATGAACGTGGGCATCTACCGTTTGTGGGAACGCTTCGAAGGTAAGCCCGGCGCCGACGTCCAGATACTACTGAACTTACATGATGCCGTGCTTGGTCAGGTCCGCATTGACAAAGCCGACCAGTTGCTGCCGGAAGTTCTTGACTGCCTTAACTTTCCGTTTCCGATCAAAGACATCAAGGGAATAGAACGCGAAATAGTTATTCCATTCGATGTGGAAATCGGATATAACTGGGGTAAGGCCAGCACCAGCAATCCGGGGGGCCTGAAGAAATGGAGGTCCAATGGCAAAGCATGACTACCTAAGTGATCGAGCAGCCAACTACAAGCTCATGGCCGACATCAAGAACTGGTGGCGGAAGCGCGGCTACATCGTCCGCGTGTGGCTTGAGAAGGCAATCGACCCGTCGAATGGAACCAACATCTGGGTCATCCGTTCTAACATTGTGCAAACCGTATCAAACGCAAGGAGTGGATACAGTGTCGAATGAAAACGTAGTGCCCTTCCGGGTAATCACTTCCGCTAAGCCAGCGCAGCCAGAGATTGTGACCGCCGACTTCACGCCCGAGCAAACCGAGCTGATCCAGTCCATCACGGACATGGTGGAGTTCATGCTCGAAAACAAACATACCATTCGTAACTTCGTGTGCAGCTTCAGCATGGACGCACCCAACGGCACCGACACTGAATGCCGGGTACTGTCCTCCCCTATCGAAGCCCGCGACTTCGCCTTGCTTATCAAGGTGCTGGAAAACTCTTTCTTCAGGAATCTTAACGGCGGATGAAACTAGGCTCGCCTGTTGTAGCGCGTCATGCTGACTACATTCCCCAGTTCCCAAAGCAGAAACGCACCAAAGCACAGCAGGCGGGTATCTCCTTCGAGCGCGCAGTCCACAAGCGACTGACTGCCCTATACCCGCGCATCGACATATCGCCTTGGCTTTACTACAAGACGCCCCGGCGTAGCGGTGTCTGCCAGCCTGATGCCCTGGTCTGGTTGGCAGACGACCACATCTGCATAGTCGAAATCAAACTGTCATGGATGCGCCCCGTCCGCAAAAAGCTGATGGAATTTTATGGCCCCATCGTCCAGGCAATCTATCCCAATGCCACCTTATCTTATTTGCAAGTC